GACTTCCAACGCATAGACTCATCTATGATAGAAGTAGAAGCATGAAATTTAAATGCCGACATTGCAAAAAGATTGTCTCTCGTAAAAAAGCCGAAGTATTGATGATGGGCAAAAAGCGGGGCTATAAGAGCTACTGCAAAGAGAAGGGCAGGATGACATTTTTAATCCCATTAGACCCCAAAAAATACCAGGAGTGGCTAAATGACTGAAATATACTATGTAAACGAAAAGGGAGATAAAGTACCTGTCATCCCTATACAACAACAGCTTGAAAAGATTATTGAAATGCTAAAGGAGTTACTAGATGGTAAAAACTCTAGGTGAGAAATACAAAAGGTATCGCAAGGTTATGATAGCACCAGCTCACTATATGAAATTACAGCGAATGGCTGACAAATCAGGACTAGCGGTTAATGATGTTGTCAATATGATACTAGCAAATAACTTTGAACAGATGGCTAAAAATGGGTAAGGGTTCAAGAAACAGACTCCTCGGTGATGAAATCAAAAGATTTGAAAAGAATATGGAGAAGATAAGGCGTAGTGAAGAGAAACTGTCTAATTGCTGTGGAGCGCCACCCTGGAATGAAATACATGATGGACTAGCTATCTGCTCCAGATGCAAAGAACATGCTGAGTTTACAGGAGATGATGATGCGGAAGATTAAAGCACCTACTACCCTAGTAAGGGTATCTAAACGAGCGCAAAACCATTTTGAGAAGGTTAAACGCAATACGGACATGTCAGTTAGGGAACAGGTGGACGAAGCCATCACTTGCATAGAGTGGTGTCTAGCTAACCCACACAAGGGAATAGGTATAGGTGTACTAAAAGCATCCCTAAACACCGGAGATCGTGAACACAAGCGTGATAAAATAGCTATGGGACATACTTGTGAGATTGACGAAAAGGGATATTGTAGCACTTGTGGAAAAAAAGAACTTGCAGAACAACCAAAATAGATTATAACTTACTCCTAGCGAAGATTATGGAACACTTAATGAAACATAATGCCCAAGAGAATTGCATGACCGAGAGGCTTGCACAGAGTCCATACTCTGCGCTAATTGACTTGGGCTATTTTTATTTGGTGATTTAATGGATAATGGATGGATAACCCTACACAGAAAGATAAAAGACCACTGGATATTTGCAGATCCAGAGAAGCTAAAGGCGTGGATTACCGTTTTGCTTGAGTGTAACCATTCGGACAAAAAAGTAAGCCTGGGAGACTTCCTCTATCACGTAAAAAGGGGCGAGTCAATTAATAGCCTGGAGACATGGGCGCGGCTGTTTGGGTGGAGCAAATCAAAAGTTAGACGTTTTTTCGTTTTATTGAGTAGCGATTCAATGATAGAGACAAAAGCGACACACAATACGACACACCTAACCGTCTGTAATTACGGAGCCTACCAAGATATGCGACACGGAGATGAACCAAAGATGAAACAAACTCGGCACAAACTTGGCACAAACTTGGCACCTAACAACAAGGATAACAATGGAAACAATGAACAACAATTTAACAAGTTCTATTCATCGTATCCTAAAAAAGTTGGTAAAGCACAGGCATTAAAACGGTTTATATCTTTGAAGGTAGATGATGATTTATTCGAAGCAATTATGTCTGCACTAGAGAACCACAAAAAGATATGGGATGACCCACAATTTATACCTCACCCTGCAACGTGGCTTAACCAAAAAAGGTGGGAAGATGTTTTAAAGGTCGAAACACATTCAATATTTGACGACTTGGAGGATTAAATGAGCATTAAATCAGATGCGTTGAAAGACTTATTCGGGGCATTCCCTGGAAGACAGAACGAACAGAGGGAAAAGTTATACCGCAAGTGGGCAGATAACACGGACGTTGAAATAGTAGAGAGGGTTATTGCTTTCTGTTTAGGCGAGGATGCTTCACTGCCCAAATTGTCTAGGCTCTATTCGCTGAGTCGCGAACATCTCATGGAACGTGCGCAGAATGAGCCAGAGGAAGAATGCTGGTTTTGTGATAGCACCGGACTCGTACCTGGGATTTACAAAGATAAAAGGGGAACGTGGACACATGGGATTATTTCTGCTTGCAAATGTACCAATGGCGAGAGAAAAAGGTCAAACACTATTCCGCGTATGATCTTTGAACACGATGTAAGATACCTTGACCTGATGAAAGTGCTTAAAAGCAATAAAAAGAATGCAGTCTCTCCGTGGGGTGCTGTCACATATTTCTATTCTGAACTAAGAGGCAAGGGAATTATCCCTATGGAGGGCAACAATGAGTAACCTACACAAAGCAGGAAACTTCCTACGCCGTATGACCCCAGGTGGTCAATCTTTAATCAAGTGCGAAACCTGTGGTAACTGGAGAGGAATACTTACTTACAAATTAATTAGTGGTAAAATGTCAAAATCATGTAAGGCTTGTAGGGAAAATATTGTGGATAAGAATAAAGGAGTTTGAAATGAAAGAAACAATTTTAGAAGTCATTGGCGACCATGTGCTATTAACACGGTCTGGGAAAAACTATTTCGGTTTATGCCCATTCCATAAAGAAAAAACACCGTCTTTTAGCGTAAGCGTTGATAGGCAGATATATCATTGCTTTGGGTGTGGGGCAACGGGGACTGCTGAAGAGTTCAGAACAAAAATAGAAGAATTAGCGATAGACAGACAGATCGTTAGTGTTGAGAGCTTGCATGACGCTGTTGTGGAACTATACGAGAACGGGACAGATGAATCTACATTACCATAACACCCACAACCTAAAAGGCGACACGCTTAAAAAGGCTGACTCCAAAGCTAAAGACCAAGAAACAAACGCTATTGCTATCTTTACTAGACTTTGGAACCAACACATTACTAGATTCGCATTTCAACGTGAATACAAACGAGTACATGATGTATGGCTAAAAGACGGAGTAGCTTCAAGGATCTTATGCAATTTAGAAAAGAATAACGGCGTACTCGAAAAAAGTAAGGACGCTATCTACCCTGGAGAATTTGAAAATAAGAGAGTTTTTGCTTGGCGCCTAAGAATAGTTGACTCTCTTTTCGGTGACACTACAACCAAGACGAATCAAGAAGACCATGGCGGTTTATGACCAACCCTAATCTTGTAGATCACCCTCTTTGGCTAAAGCCACCTGCAAAGGTGTGTAAGTTCCATAATTTTGAGAGAACACCCAAGGAATATTTCGCTCACATGGAATGGCAAGAGAAAAGATATGCTAAAGGTGACGAACAAGAAGCCTGTCCCAAATGTGGGGCGTTTCTCTTTCCTGAAGAAATGAATATAGCCAAAGATAATCCCCCAAAACTATTCAATGACCTCTTATCTTTAATCGAGACAATTTTGGTAGATGAATTACAGGTGAGTGGAATGAAGGGTATGATATACAAACGGAAGATTAGGGAACTAAGAAAACGGAGTGGGCTTTTAATATGGAAATGAGTCTTGAATATCTTGAGAGTAGGAGAGGCGGTAAATGTGAAGTATGTTTTGAGCCTGCCGACAGACATCACTTAGACGAGGTTGGAATGGGAAGAGATAGAACCAAACCAATGATGAATCACTATCTAATAGGCGACCTATGTAGAGAGCACCATATAGAATTTGACCAACTAGGCGAAAAGAAGTTCAGCGAGAAATACAATATCAATATGTGGGAATGGGCAGCTAGGCGGCTAGCTCGTTGGTTGTGGGAGAAAGAAAATGGGTAGTTTCGCCTTTGAACCTCATGCGGGTAAACAGCGAGAATTTTTGGGCAATACCGATGATTTTACTCTCTACGGTGGTGCTAGGGGCGGTGGCAAGTCTTTTAGTCTAGCTTGGGATGCTGCATTCAAGGTTAGAAAAGACCATTGGGAATTTAAAGGCAAGGAAATTAACGAGAGAACAGCCAAAGAGATCCAAAAACTTCCCAAAAAGAAACAGGAAGGGCTAGAATACGTTGTAGATAAGATTTCTATTGACTACCCTGAATACCAAGCCCTCATTGTTAGACGTACCTACCCACAGCTACTAAAGAATATCAAACCTGAAACAGACAAGCTCTACCCTGCCTATGGTGGTAAGTGGTCAGAACGCGATAAATGCTATAAGTTCCCTTCAGGTGCTTTAATCTATCTAGTTCATTGTGCTGACATACGCGCACTTGATAACTACATCGGTGGTAACTTTCACTACATAGGCATAGATGAAGCTAATCACTTTCCCGAAAGTTGGATCTCGCAAATTCTTTCGTCTGCACGTTCTACCAACCCTGAAATCAAAGTGTTTAGACGTTTAACGGCAAATCCTGGTAGAGAGGGACACGGACATCTCAAGCGAAACTATGTAGACAAATGCCCACCCGTACCTGATGGCACAAAGACCTACAACAAAACATTCGATGTCTACTATCAAAACAAAAAAAGCGGTAAAGCGTATGTTAAAGATGGCCTGACATATAAGTTTATTCCTGCCACAGTCTTTGATAATCCTTCATTGATTGACAATGATGATGCCTATGTCCCATTCCTCAAGGGGTTGAACGAGCAACTAAGGAAGATGTGGCTTTACGGGGAATGGGATAGCTTCTCAGGACAATACTTTGACAACTGGAACGACTACTACCACGTTATACCTGAAGATGAGTTTAAATATAATGAGAACTGGTCTAAGGTAGAATACACTCTCGTAAGGGGTTACGATGAGGGAACGAAAGCGCCCTTCGTTTGTCTGTTGGGCGCAGTCAATTCTCTAGGTGAGGTAGTTATCTTTGATGAAATATGGGATACGGGACTCGCCGCCTCTAAACAAGCGCAGTTTGTAAACTCTGAGACTTTGGAAAGGTGGAAACTATCACCATCCGACTTCGATGAAGAGATTGCTGACCCTGCATATTGGACTAAAAAGAGTGAGAAGGATGGTATGCTCTACTCTCCCGCAGATTTTTATTCTGATGAAGGAATTGATTTAACGCCTGGTAATAATGACCGCAAGGCAGGGGCTAAGTTATTCTATGACGCCCTAGCCCTACCCGAAGGGATAGAAGATGTTATCTCAGGCTCAGATGAGTGGAACACTAGCCATATACGCCCTAAGCTGAGATTCACAAGTAATTGCGAACAATGTATTGAGTCAATCCCTAACCTCGCATCTAAAGAAAACGACCCTGAAGATGTAGACACAAAGGGCAAAGATCACTGGTACGATTCTGCTAGATATTTAATAATGCAAGTGCTTGGACACACGGAAGTTAAAAAAGTTGAAAAAAAAGGTTGGATGGATACTTTGGGTGGTGATAACTTAGACGGTAACGAAACTGGAGGAACCTGGAAATCGGCATAAGACGACCAGAAGGCATAACAGATATAGGGTTTGAAATGATGAAGGCGTGGACGCTTACAGATGACGCTTACTCTGACGCCATATCTGAATCTGAAGAGGGAATGCGCTATCTGAATAACGACCCCTACACTCAAGCTGAAAAGACAGACGCCCTTAATCACAAAAAACCATTACTCCGCTACAACATAATCCAACCACTATTCGCAACCCTGCTTGGCAATGAACAACAGTTCAGGCGTAGAGCAAGGGTAAGGGCGCATGACGGTGGGGAACAAGCCGCAATCGCCAATATCATCCAAGGTAGATGGAATGCCATTAACGATGAGCAAAATGTAGAAGAAAAATTAGACACAGTTATGATAGACGCACTCACCCTAGAAATGGGTGGTGCCATTGAACGTAGATTTAAAGTAAACTCAATGGGTTACTTAGACTTCGATTATCAAGTCAAGAACACTATGAGGGTTCGCTATGCACCCGACACACTTAACTCTGACTACACCCTTGAGAAATGCCCCTATGTCCTAAAAGAAGAAATGCTATCCCTTGACCAACTGATTGACCGCTTTGGAGATAGGGCAGATTTCACGGAAGAAAAGAAAGCAAGTTGGAAGGAACTGTTTTCTACATTTATGAAACGCTTTACCGATAGCGACTACTCTAATCAGACACACTTTGACGAAGAAAATGGTACATATCGAGTCGTTGAGATGCAAAAGCGGGTCTACAAGAAAACCGTAACCTTTGCAGAAGGGGAAGCAGTACACACATTACCCCTTGAAGAGTTCCGTAAACTTAAAGGCGTTAGGAAGCTCACCGAAGGCACAACCGAAAGCATTCATATAACCATTACAGTCCCCTTCTTTAACTGGCTAGTCGTGGTAGACGAAGCCGCTAAGTGGCCTTCAGCAAATTTTGACATCTTCCCAATGTGGTCGTTTGAATACAATACCCAAGTTATTGAAGGCACAAGCCTTATGGGGCTTCTTAAAGATATGCAGGACGATGTTAATAAGGGTGTTTCTCAAAACCGAGACTATGTAACACAACATCTCTCAGGCGCACTCTATACATCCACTAGAGAAAAAGAAGCTAACGAACAAATAGACCGCAAGGGTAATCAACCTGGACAAAGGATTGGACTGAAGGACATGCGAAACATGCCACAAAGGTCTGCCCCCGAACATATTGACCCGATGTCTCTAGGTTCTACTGACCACGCAGAGGCCTATTCTCACAAAGTATCTTCCGTTACTGAACAACTACAGGGTACGGGTGGTAAATCAGGCGAGTCAAATGTCCTTTTTGAAAACAAGGTAGCACAAGCCGCCGCCTCAGTTAACCCCCACTTTAAGAACCGTTCCAAACTACGCAAGGCGCTAATGGCTGATTTTGTTGATAACTTTGCATGGGTTTATTCTGAACAGATGCGTGTATTGGATCTGAAGTCTGCACCTGGAACGGCAGGAATCTTCTCTCAGGAAATTATCAATATTAATGTTGCCGGTGAAGTTTTTAAAGATGTCTCTAATCCAAGTATGTTTGTAGAGATTGATGAAGGACAAGACAACACCTTGCAGAAAGAAGACCATTTTAATCAACTACTCGCACTCGCTAACGTACTCTCAGGTATTGACCCACGACTCGTACCGCCTAAACAGCTTGTAGAAGCAGCACCTATCGAGGGTAAAGAGGCTTGGGAACAATGGATTGACGTAATTTTACAGCAACAGTTTCAAGATGAAGCTGTAGCAAGAACAGGTGCCGAACAAGCACAAGTAATAGAAGGCGCTCAAGGGGCGCAACAACTAGAGCAACCACAGGGGTAAATATGCCAGAAGAACAAATTGTAAACCAACCAGAAGTAACACCTGAAATCGCACAGTTTAAAGAGGAAAATGGTGATTTATTAATCAATATCGGTAACGAAGAGGCACCCAAAGCAGAACCCGTTGAGGGAGAAACTGTAGAGGACAAAGCGGAAGCACCTACCGAAACTGAATACGAGGTTCCACCGGAGTTCAAAGACAAATCAAATGAAGAACTGATTGGGATGATTCAATCAGGGTCAAAGAAGATAGGTGAGATGGGTACGGAAAAGGCTGAACTAAAAAGCAGACTTGAGAAGGCCAATCTTACTCCTGAAGAATTGAGGGAACAACTCAAGGCTTCTGATGTTAAAACACTTCTTGACCAAGAACGCGAAAAGTTAATGGACATAGACCGCGATGAAGCCTCACCCGAAGAGTTACGCAATCAACAGCGATTAGTGAATGAATTAAGTGATGAGTTCAGTACAAAGTCTCACTCTGAAGCCATTCGTGACATCGTTCAGTCAAGTGAAAACAAAGCCTTTAAGGTTGCTCAAAAAGAGAAACTGAAGACGGACTTTGAATTGACTGATAAAGAAGTTGAAAATGTTGATGCCGTAGCTGAAAATAACTACTTGGAGAACGGTAAGTTAACCGAAAGGTCTTACCAACACGCAATGCTATCTGTATATGGTGCTGAACGTATAACAAAAGCATCTGAGATGAAGGGCAACGAACAGGCAAGGAAGGACATTATGACGGCAAGTGAAAAAACACAAGTCGGCGTAGATGCCTCTGCTCCTGGCGTTGGGGGAAGCTATGTAAATATAGACGAACTCATTGCAAGCCCTACCATGTTGGCTGATTATGTCAAGACACACACCACAGAACAGGTTGCGAAGCTCCAAGATAAAATCAAAAACTTAATGTAAAAGGAAAACAACTATGGCTTCCGCAACAGCCGCTTCGCAAGCGTATTCTGCCAATGTTGCAATACTACAGCAAAAGACGATAAAAGAGTCTTGGTATAACACCTTCTGGGCGAGATGGTCTGGCGAAACAGACATCTCTCAAGATGATAACGGTAATTATCTTCATCGCCCCTCTGGAAAACCCATTGAGATGTTTACAGACTTTATCCAAAAGGGTCGTGACAATATGTTACTGCCCATGAGAATGAACTTATCTGGTTCCCCCGTATTTGGAGATACGGTTGTTAAGGGTACTGGAGAAGATCAGGACTTGGATTGGTTACGTCTTTATGTAAATCAGACTCGTAAAGCTGTAATGGCACAGTCTGGTGCAATGGCAAATGAATATGTAAAAATGTATAACATGGTCGAGAATGCCGCCCCACAACTCCGTGACTGGCTGACCAAATATGATAACCAAGATGTAGCTAGAGCCTACTATGAAGGTATCGGTGAGAATCTATCTACTGGAACTTCAGATGATGGTAAAGGTATCTACAAACGCTATCATCCAAACTTCTACTATAATGATGGTGGAGTTTTAACTACAGCAGGTACAGCAGGTTCGCTAAAAACCAATGCTAATGTTGATACAGGCGCCGCTAGTGGTCTTTATGGCTTAACAAGCGACATCCTTGAGTTCCTGAACCCAGTTATGATGGAACGTCTAATTCCTCAGATTGTATCTGAAGGTGGACATCCATACTGGGCAATGGTTATTTCCCCAGAACAAAAAGCCGTTCTAGCGGCAGATGCAGGCTTTAAGGCTGCAAATCAAGCTGCATGGACAGGGCTTGGTACAAATGCTGAATTAAAAGGCTTTGTCGGCTACTATATGGGATTCGCTATATTTGAAGACCTCATTAGTATCCGTTCTTGGAGTACCACAAATGGTGACTTTATGGGTACTTCCACGGCGACTGCCTTTGCTAAATCGGTATTGCCTGCGGACAAGAACCAGAATGCCATCGTCTTTGGTAACGCTTCGATGGGTAAAGGTATCTCAAGAGGTAAGTCCAAATTCACCACAGAACTCGATGACCACGAAAACGTCAAAGAAGTCGCCGTATCCGTAATTAACGGTTACAACCGCGCTGATTACTTTGATGAAGCTGTGGATGGCGAGACTGCTGGTGGTGGTGCTACCAATGCCTTCTCTAAAAACAATGCAAGCGCTGGTGTCGCCACCGCCATTGCTTGTACTAACCAGTCGAGTTTGATCTTAATGACCAAATCGACAGCAACTTAAGGAGGTTGACTATGCCTAGAAAGATTAAATCAGGTGATTGGTTTAAAGAGGTAAGCGGTCAAACAATCTCACCCACAGTAACAGTAAGTGGAACGGGATGTTCTGGTGGCTTTGACTTCCTACCTAATAACACTATCCGTATTTCGTTTACCACGACAAGCGAATATGAGGCTATCTCATGTACCACCCCATTCGCCTTTGAGGTTGCGGACATGATAGGTGTCGGTATAACAACTGCCGCAGATCAGGGTTATGAGCTTCGCAATGGTTCAGACCTTATTTGTTCGGTACAGGCTGAGACTACATCGACAGTTAAACGGACTGCTATCGTTTCAAACGACTACAAGGCTGTTGCCAAAGGCGCAACGCTTAAAATGTATGCCACCTCTACTGGTGGGGCTGCTGTGATGACTGTAAAGTATGTTCCAGGCTAAACAAAGATAAACCGTATCGGGGGGAGGGTCACTCCCCCCCTTACGTTAAAGGGGTAAATATGACTGAAGAATTTAAGTTTCCGAGTGTTACAATAGGGATAGTGCATAGTAGGGAAGGTCACACCGTCTTTGACCCTAGTATTACATGGTTTGAAAAAGCACTACGTTCTGCCAACAAACAACTCTACCCTGAAGACATCAATGTAATCACAATAGACAACCTTGAACGCGCTAGAACGATAGGGTCATGCTATAACGAGATTATAGACAAGTCCACGGACGATTGGGTGTTCTTCCTTGGTGACGATGACTTTATTAAGCCAGAGTACATCCTAACGCTCATGGCATGGGTATCTGAGATGTGCATAAACAACCCAAGCCTTACAGACAACATCATTCACGTTACAAGTTTCTGTACCGCCTTTATGCCTTACAACAACAAACTTATTGAAAAGCCAATACAACGCTTGCCTCAAGGGGCGTGGAAGCGGTCTTATCTTTTAGCTAACAGGTTTGACGAAACACTTCTTAAATATGTGGACACAGACCTCTATGAGAGAGCTACCAAGGATGAAGAAGCTATTCTCTCTACTGCCAACTGGCATTATGGCTACTACTACCGCCAACATCCAGACAACGTGAGTGGAAGTATTATTTCTGTCGAAGAAATAGAAGGCGAGCTTCTTATAAAAGAGAACAAGCAACCATGATAGCCCTAGTTACAGGTGCCGCAGGTTTTATAGGCTCACACCTAGCAGAAAGACTACTAAAGAACGGCTATGAGGTTTATGGGATAGATGACCTTTCGGCAGGGTACAAAACGAACATGCCCACGGGGGTTAAGTTTTTAGAGGCAGATGTTTCCAATCAAGGTCAAATGGATTGGTTCTTCCAAAATCACAAAATTGACGTAATCTTTCATAACGCAGCATCAAAGAAAACCGTCTGCCTTAAAGATCCATCAAGGGATTTAGCAGTAAATGCGGGAGGTACACTCATACTCCTAGAACACGCCCTCAAACAAAAGGCTAGATTTGTTCATGCCTCCACAGGGTCAGTTTATGGTGAAGCTGTTTCCTATCCTCAAAACGAGCGTCACCCCTTAAATCCGACATCTTATTACGGAGTTTCTAAATTAGCGGGTGAGAAATATGTGCAAATGTATCATAAGCAGTTTGGGTTAAAGACAACCATCCTGAGATACTTTCACGTCTATGGGGCAAGGCAGGAAGACAATGAGTATGGCGGTGTTGTGGCTATATTTAAGAAAAACGCTGATGTCGCTGTCACTATCTTTGGAGATGGAACACAACAGCGAAGTTTTACCCACGTTTCAGATGTGGTAAGTGCTAACTGTATGGCGGCTGCCAACGATATTGCTATCGGGAAAATCTACAATTGTGCTTCAGGGCTTAACTATACGATTAACGATTTAGCTAAAATGCTTAAAGTCAAGGATATTATTTATAAAGATTGGCAGATAGGCGACATAAGGATGTTCGACATTGACAACTCAAAGATAGTCCGTGACTTGGGGATGAAGTTTAAATCATTGGAGGACGGCTTGTGGGAATGAAAAAGGTTTCTAACCGTATAACAATATGTGAAGTCCTTCGGGAAATTAACGACATCCACCAAAGCGACTCAGACATAGACATCATTACCCGCAAGAAACTCGCTATTGCTGAGAGAATGGCGAAAAAGATATGTATGCGGTTATTGATTCACAAAAAAGAAGATGGTAGCCCTGAGTGGATTGAGTGGCTAGAGACAAACCCCGACAAGGAATCAGACATTTTAGGCCGATTAATGGGTGACTACAAGTACGAAGAGATTGAAGATGAGGGCTTTATACGGGTAGAGCCGATAGACGCCAAAATAAAGGACGCCGTTGTGAAATACGCGAGGGATAAAGATGGGCTATAGAATTATAATGATTTCAAAGGTTGACTATGCCGGTTCAGGTTATCGCATGGCTGAAGCTATTGGGCTTAATACTCAGAACCACGTAGAGTTCTTTACAGCGACTCCCATGGCTGTGCCTTATGACTTTACAACAACCCCGACCATAGCAAAAGACTCAGGCGATGGTGCGCTCATTCTACATATACTTGACGTTGACGCTATAAACGGTCTTATTGAGAGATCAGATATTGTCCATTTTAAAGGTGACGATGTACCCTCCAAGGCTTTTCTCCCTGGAATAGTGATACCCGATGACAAACCAATTATTGTTACTGTACATGGGTCAGCTTTCCGCAGAATAAGTAGGGGTGGCTCACCTAAAGTTTCGTGGGGGACTTCTCCCATAGCTGAATATATTGAAGCAAGTGATTTCCGTACCTGTGGAGATCCTGCTATGAATTACCCTGAGTATGATGGTGCCTTCACGCCTGTACCGATTGAGGTGAAAGACACTACATGGAAACCTGACAATAGGATTGTCCATACCCCGTCAACAAGAAGTAAAAAGGGGACAGCTAAATTCTTAGAGGCGTGTAGTACATTAAAGGGCTATGATTTTGAAATTGACCTGATAGAGAATGTAAGCCACGCAGAAGTAATAGAAAGGCGCAAGAACGCGCTATTATTCTTTGACCAATGTGAGGCAGGGTTTTACGGTAACGCAGCGATAGAGGCTATGAATGAAGGAGTCCCTACTGCTTGTGGTATGGCGCCTGAAGCATTTATGTGGGACGAAGGCAAACTGTCTGACTGTCCTGTTATAAATACTGGCAACACCGTTGAATCTATAGCCAAGGCAATTAAGGCATACTTAGATTTATCACTTGAGAAGAAACAGGAAATGTCAATACTGTCAACGCGCTATGTTAAAAAGATTCATTCTTATGAAGCCGTAGGCAAGATGTGGGACAAAATATATAAGGAGGTGTTATGCAAGTAAAACCACAAGGGGCTAGATTGCTTATAGAATTAGAAGGAGATGGAGAATCAATAACCGCTTCGGGTATTGTCATTCCTGCCACGGCAGAACAGGACTTGCCAAAGGTGGGGAAAATAGTCTCTATGGGTGAGATTGAGGGTGATTATGAACTAGGGGGAATTGTATTAATCTCAAAGTTTGCAGGGGAACCTTCACCTGATGGCAACACAATTATTGATGAAAATGATATTTTAGCCAAGATAGAGTAAACAAATAGCTTGCAGAATAAAAACAAGATTGTCTAACTTGTGGCATATAAGGGGCAACTTGCATTAGGAGGATGGTGAAAAATGCAAAAAGTAAAAAGTGCTGGTGTACCTAAAAAGACAGTAACAGGCACATCTTCAAACACGGCGCAGAGTCTTGAGGACTTAGGCGCGACAGTATTAGTATCACAAGCAGGCTCAATTACACCACAGGCTATCTTTGCCGACATTTCAGTAGAAACAAATGCAGTAAGAGTATGCCGTGGTGGTGACGCTACAACTTCTCTAGGTGATTTACTACAGCCAGGGGATTCTGTTCAGTTACAAGGAAACGAAGAGGTTTCTACAGCGACATTTATATCTGCC